CAGACATATACTCTGATCTCATTACACCTTCACGTCCACCACCTAAGTTACCAGACATCGCTGCTTGTTGTCCAATGCCTGTAAGACCTGCTTGAGTTTGTTTGTCAAATTCTGATAATGTTGCATCTATTACATCTTGTTGATAAGGAGATTGAAATGCTTGGTAAGCTTGTGGTCCTGAATATGCTGCTTGTTGTGTAAGAAAAGGTTCGTATGCTCCAACACCTGATCCTGCTAAATTATAAGCTTGTGTTTGTAAAGGATCTTGACCCGCTACTTGTGGTGCAAGTCTAGCTGTATCTAATGGTATAGATGTAAGACCTGCTAATTGTTTTCCGTAATCAACACCAAGGTCTGTTACGTATTGTTGTGGTAAATTTTGTACTTGTTCTATTGCCATTATATAACCTCGCTTAATCGTTCTGATGTTTCAAACATATCTCTAGCGCCAGCCATTCCTTGTGACTCTTCGGATACTTGCCCACCTTGTTCTAAATGTTTCATCATGTTTTCCATAACTTGTGCACCCTGATCTATATCTCCGCCACCTGCGTTTCTAACAGCATCTGCAGTAAATACAAACTCATTTACACTTAATCTTGCAGGTACATCATCTGCTTTTTCTTCTCTTCCAATAGGTACAAACCCACCTTCAGCTCTGTAATCTTTTTCCATACCACCAAGGTCCATGATTCCACCTTCGGCCATTTCTCTAGGCATCTGTTTAGGTAAATTTTGTGAATTTATTATAGCATTAATAGCGTTAGGATCTTGTTGAGTTATGGTTTGAATAGTATCTATATCCATACCTCTTCCATGCATATCTAAAATCATTTGTGTTGTTTGTTCATCAAGAACAGGACCTGCATTTTGATATCCTATTCTCCCACCGTTAGCTGCTTGTGCATATGTAATAGCCATTTCTTCTGGTGAATATTTTCTAGCAGATACTGCAGGTGTAAAATTTAATCCTCCTGCCATCGCTTGTTTTTGAGTTGATAAGTTTGCACCTTTTTTAAGTTCTGCTAAATTTAATGCTGTGTTGTCACTTGGTAAACCTGGTGTGTCAGATTCTGTATTTTTAGTAAATAAACCTGCTGTAACACCACCAAGTATTGGTACAATGTTTTTAGCAAGTGAACTTCCTATGTTTTTAGCTATACTATCTCCTTCATCGTCTTCATTAAAAATAAATTCTTTTAATTTTCCAGGAGCTTTTTTAACTGACTCTGGAAGTTTACTAAAAAGGTCTCCAATATATCCTTTAGTGCTTCCTCCTCCAGGAAGAGGAACGTCTAAATAGTTTGCACCAACTAATGCAGCTGCTGCCGCTAATCCTTTGTTATCTTTTATTTCGTTAGGAATAATATCATCTACAACTTTGTCTTTTAAACCTTGAAACCATGATCCAATACCATATTGTTTTCTACCATCCATACCCATGATACCACCATACGCTGCCATCTGCCTGTCAGGCAATACTGGTCCTGTTGGTTTAGGTGCAAAAGGATTAACTGGTTTTGTAGGATCTTGTGGTAATGGATTGCCACCAGCCATTTGACCTTCGGCCATAGCTTGTTGCATAAACTGTTCAAGAGTCATAGGCTCCATACCTTGCTCCATCATGTCATCAACATATTTTAAATACTCTTCTTCTAGTTGAGCCATTATCATTTGCTCCATTTCTTGTGGAGATTTAGGACCTTCATTACCACTATATTTAATAGATGGTGCGTTAGTCTCTAGCTCTTCTGAAATTTGTATATCTTCTATTCCCATGGTTTTGCTACTTTACTTTGTTTTTCCTACTAAATCAAGAGTTGGCATGATAACTTTTACGTCCTGTGCCATGTCTTCATTCTTATATCCTTTAGCTTCCCAGTCTTTTCTTTCCTTAAAAAGCTCTCCAGTTTCCTTGTGTCTGTAAGTTTCTTCTACTTTAGCGTTGTATACTTTCATTATGTTACTACCTCTTTTTTGATATTTAAATAACTAATAGCTACATCAAACGAGTCTGATGTGCTTGATTGCACTGTAAAGGTTTTACCGCCTTCTATTATTAACGGTTGAGTTAATAATTCTTTTGTTTGATTAGCTGTTAATGCCACTGATTTAATGGCTGTAATACTGTTGTTTGTAACAGTAACAACTGGTGTGCCTGCTGATGTAACTAAAATAGATTTAATTAGATATGTTTCGTTTACCAAAGGATTTCCTGAACCAAAAGGTGTAAGTGCACTACCACTTGTATTGTTATCTATACCTACAAATTTATATTGATTGACTACTGCCATTAATCTAAAAAGAAGCTTCTAGCTTCTATTTCCTGTTTTAATTCTTCTTGAAATGTAGTGTTAAGTTTTTCAAGAACCGCATCTAAATCTCTAATTAAAGATTGTGATACATCTTGATTGTATTCTTCACTAGCTCTTGTTAATGTTTGTACTATTTTTGCCATTATAAACTTGCGATGCCTCCTCTACGATAACCACTATGTAATCCTCCTGGACCAGAACTGTGTCTTGATGATCTAGAAGAAGATGACTTAGAAGAAGATGACTTAGAAGAAGATGACTTAGAACTACCAGATCCGCTTCCGTTACCACCAGATCCTATAGAACCCATTCCTGTGTAAGTTGGACCCGTTTGTGTTGGAGTTGGCGCACTCATGAATTCATCTACTTTATCAAACTCATCCGTAGTTAAATTTTCTAATTCTTTTTTTGCTTTATTTAATTGACTTTGTTGAAAGTCTGTAAAACCAGTTGTCTTTGTTCTAAAAGGCCCAATACCAATTGTATTATATCCTTTTGTTTTTTTAGCTTCCATCTTATCAATATACTTTTGTAAATTTTTTCCGTAATCGTTTGTTCCAAACATAGAAACAACATTCTTACCACGTAGTACAGAGTCAGGACCGTATTGCAATAAACCACTACTTTGATTTTTTCCAATCATTCCATTTATACCCGATAAATAATCTATCTGTCCTTGAAGTTCAGGATTATAATTCATTGAACCTTCTCTTAATGGGTTTCGCATATAAGATAAACCTAAACCTGCAGCTATTAATGGTAGTCCCATACTCATTTTTCCACCACTTATTGCACTTTTAAAAAGTTGATTACCTACCATTTTCATTGGATTAATATTAATTTTGTTATTAGTAAAAGGCATTCCAAATGTAAACTTAGGGTTTCCTGATTGTTTATTTAAACCTAAAAGTTTTGCAGCATAATCAAAACCATATTTAGCAGCCAGTGATTGTAATAACGCTTCCATTATCGTCTTCCTCCTGCATGTATATCTAACCTAAAAGTCCCTAATTTCCAACTAGTATCTACTGCAGTATTGGATATTGTAAGAGCTATAGCTCTTGCTCTAGCTCGTGTATCTACTTTATCTGTTGTGCTTGTTACAGTAAATGGACCTAATGATGAGCTCGATGCTGTGTTATTAGAATAGTTTCTTAAATCTAATTGTATAATAGCATTACCTTGTTGTGATATAAAATCAGGTATAATTCTACTAACTCTCATAATGTTTTCACCATCACCTCTAAGATCACCTAAATTAGTTGCAGCTCCTCTTACAACTTTTTGTGTAATATCATAATCACCTGATGTAATATTTGCTGGAATTGCAACAGCAGCAGTTGCTGCTTCTTGTTGATTGACTCCTGTTTCATGTTCAAAATAAATTGTTGTACCATCCGTGTTACCAACAACATCAAATGACGCGTCATCACCTGCATTATATTTAGTTCCGTGAGGTAATCCAAATACAGATGAATCTTCCCAAGTTGTTCTAGGAAATAAACTATTTGCATTTGTAAACCATATAGGTCTTTTTGCAGTTGAATCTAAATAACTATATGTAACTGCTCTATTAACTACATTAGATGTAGCTGTTGGATAGAACCAAGTAATCTCACCAAACAAGTTATTAATACCTGCGTAAACTAACATGTTAGATGTAGTGTTTAAATCATCGTAAACATAATCTTCAACTAAACAGTCCATAGATTCTAGTTTACCAGTGTATCTAAAGAAACCATTTTCTGACATCCAGTATGCAGCACCATCAACTTCAACAGCTGCATTCATACCTATCAATCCACAGTTGTTACCAACTTGTTCATATGCAAATGTAAAAGGAGTTCCAACAAAACGCATAGTAAATAGAGATGTATCGGTCCAAATATAAATTGCATTCCTACCAAGTTTAGCACCAATGATCCGTGATCCGGCGGCCAGTCTTTGTGTACCAGCACTATTCTCCGCTGTAGGTGTGTAGTCATTTATATTTTCTTGAGACGAGAATCTTATAAACATATCGTCTTGTGTAGCTTTATTTCCAATAGTTGTTTCTGTACCAAAAAATACTAAGTGACGGTCAGGAGTTGACACTAACATATCACGTGACGCTGTTGGTGCTCCAGCTATAATAGTTGCTCTAGTTGCCGTTGCATTTGATGCATCACCGTCCCATTCAAAACATTCTCCGTTATGTATTAATGCTATAAGTGTTGAACCTAAATTATCCAAAGACCATAGACCAGGATCTGTTACTGAGTCAGTGTTGGCTGCAGCTGATCCCCAACCCGTCCAGCTAGATGAGTTAGTAACTGTTGCACCCGTGCTGTGTGCTGCTCGAGTTGATCCTCTTGCTGCTCTTGTTATACCTGTTAAATTATTTCCTGATACTCCTGTGTATGAAATTTCTTCTGTGCCTACTTGAATGTAATTAGTCCCTGATGTTGGAAAACCAGTTGTACTTGTTAATGTAATACTTGTTCCTGTTCCACCTGTACCGTTTGCATCATCTAATAAGGCTCCGTTTAATGTAGTTGTAATTGATCCTAAAATGTTACCACCCCACAATGATATACCCCAACCAAAAGCTCCTATCTGTTCAGCAGGTCCTACATGATAGTATTGATAATAAGTAATCCCTCCAGATGTGGTTGCTCCTGATCCTGTTTCATTAGAAGGCATTGTAATAGTAATTGTAGAAGTAGTTGGTACGCTTGTTACCATAAATTTTTTATCGGCAAAATCTGTAGCTGTAAAATTAGAATTAGTAATAGTACTAAAAGTTGTTGCATCACCAAATAAAATAATATCTCCTGGCACAAAATTATGTGAGCCAGCAAAAGTTATAGTTACGGTCGGTGATCCGTTAGTCGTGCTAAATGCATTGCTAATAGCTGTGCCGGATGGATTAGTTAGAGGGTGTATGTCATAGTATACTCCACCAGAATATACATACAAAATTCTATTAGTTCCTATAGCTGCAAATTTTGTAGATTCTTTGTTAACAAAATGATGTAAACCTCTTGCTGCACCTGTAAGTTTTGATTCTCCTAATTGATTCCAACCACCTATTTTTTCAGGTGTACCATATCTAAAACGAACATTTTCTCCATCTGTCCATTGAGACTCAGCACCTGTAGATGTAACCTGTTTATTGAACCCTGGTAGGAATCCTAATTTTTGTAACATATAACCTCATTATAATACTATTTTATACCTGATGGTAGACCCAACATAGGTCTTCCGTCAAATCTATTTTTATCAGCAAATGGGCCATTTACATGATTATAATGTAGAAATACTTGACCGCAAATGTTCCCGTCAAAAGGCTCTCGCCAATGTTCGAGTTCACATCCACTATATACTAGCATATCTCCTACTTCAAGCAAGACTTTCGTGCCTGCTGGAGCATTGGGTTTTACAATATTTTGTCTTTCATTAACAACATTATTAGCACCTGTGCCATCTATAAATATAGGCCAAGGATCACCACCTAAATTAAGTGTTGTAGATATTTCACAACTAGGTCTATCTTTGTGTCTGTGTAAAGTATCTCCTTTTTTGTATGCTCTAGCATAGGAATAAGTAGGACATAGATCTAGGCCAGTGTGTTTTTTCATTACAGGTAACATCTTAACCATAAGAGTTTCCATAGCAAAATCACCATAACAAGAGAATGTATTTGGTATCTGTTTATCGGTCCATGTTCCAAGGATCGGGGACTGTGAGTGTATGTTATGTTCGTACATATAACCTACTGCATCTCGTTTAAGTAGGAAATAGTTTAATATAAAGTTAGCTAGATCGTATGATACAGCGTTCTTTATTACTTGATATTTATTAGTTTGAAAACTCATACAAACATACCTTTCTGTAAAAAATTAAATGATACAGATATTCTTATATCATTAGATTCGTTAGGATCAACACAGTGCATTAACCAAGAAGGAAACATAATACATCTTCCAGCAATAGGTTCGTAATGTGTTTCTCTAAATAGTCTTGCAGGAACTGGTCCTTCTTTTTGTCTAGGTCTAGACATACAAGCAACTGATCTTGGATCATCTATCTTTAAATGTCCTGAGTTCTTAGGTGCTTTAATATAATATACGCCTGACCATAATGAGTTTGGATGTTGATGTGCTCTGTTCATTCCACCTGGTGGATTTATATTAGCCCACATATTACCAAGTACAGGCTCACTATCTAAATGCTCTTGTTCGTATATTGTTTTTTGACATGCATATAACATATCAACTAATTTTTTAAATTGTGGTAACTCAGCCATATTTGTAGGTGAGTGCCAACCTTGAACATTAGTTCTTGTTATACCTTTATCTTGTTTAGACCAAGCTACAATATCTCTTTCAAGTTCTTGATTAAGAGTAGGGTGTTCTATATCTGCAATATAGATAGGGGTTGGAAAATGTAAATCTCTATGCATTATTTAAATGGTGTTCCTCCAAACCACATAACAAGTGATTGTCTTCTACCACGTGTTACAGGTTTTACTCTGTGTCTTATAAATGAAGCAAAGAATATTGC